AGATATCGCCACCCTCGCGAGGGTTTTCATCTTCCAATTCGCGGCAGTCATTGGGGCTCAAAATCCCCCACTGAATGCCCTTGCCGTAGGATTCATACCGACCTTTCAGATCGCCACGCATCAACGCGCCTGCATTGAACTTGGCGTAGTGGGTTAGGCGGTCCTTCTCATTGAGCAGGCCGACCTGAATGCGGTGCTCGATGCGGGTCATGATCGGAACCAGGGAGTAGTTCACGAAGCTCATGCCCATGTGCTCAATGTTGTTGAGCGTCATCTTTTCCATGCTGGCCACCAGGTGCGGCGGTACACGGAACAGGCCGCAGATCTGCGCCTCGGTCAGCTTTTTGGATTCGATGAACTGAGTGTCTTGGGCGTTGAGACTGATCGGTTTCCAATCAAGCCCCATCTCCAAGATCATGGGTTTATAGGCGTTGGCCACCCCCATGTGTTGGCCTTGAAAGTCTTCTTTCAGTCGCCCGAACGCTTCGTCAGTGAGTTGTTGCTCGGTCCGCAGGACACCACTCGTTACGGCGCCGTTGGTGAAAAGTTTGGCGGCGTGAGCGTCCATCGCTTGGCCTAGCCCCAACGCCTGACGCGCATAAGCAATCGGGTTCAACCCGTTGAGGCCATCCAACGTGAACAGACGAACATGCCAAATCTCGTCTTGGGTTAGCGTTTGAGCGCCCGATTTGAAGTTGACCTTATATTCAACTGTCCAGTCATCCTTGAGCTTTGGCGTAACGATGTCCGGGTTGAGTGGTAGAAGCTCAACCACATTACCCAGCGCTTTTACCTTGTAGGCATAGAAGTTGCCGCGAAGACAAAGGCACGCCACCAGCATTTCCCAGAACTCCTGGGCGGTCATAAAGCTGTTTGGAGCCATGGTAATAAGGGGATAGAGCCGATGCCCAGTTGCCGGCAGTCTTACCCGTCCGGTCTGCTTTAACAGCCGGCAGGGCAGCATCCCCATCGACTCGGCCAGTACCCGCACGCAGTTGAATACAACCAATTGCTGCATGGCGCTGGTAGTGGTAACACGTTGGCCCGCGTTGGTTTCATAGCCTGAGCCCAGAGCCTGGGCGAGCTTCTCCGGGGTATCAATGATCTCTGTGCCGCCTTTCCTTCCAAGCATTGCGCGAAGCATCAGCGGTCACCTCGCATGATCGAAACCACGGACAAGGTGATCAACAGCGCGCCGCACACAGTTAGCGCGAGCGGCTCCCCCATCCAGGCCCAAAGACCGCGCGTCAGCAAAGCCAAACCAAGGACGCCGACGAGATCGGGGGCAGCCTCTTTCAGCGCCTCCAGCTTCGGCGACTTGATTTCATCGGTCATAGGGTTCGAATTCCGTGCTTGGAGATATGGTCAGAGAGGGTGTCATCGGGATGGAGATTCGCCAGAACCCGGCCGATTGCCATGATCAGGGCGACGGCACCGTCGATCTTGTTGTCCTCGCCCTGCTTGATTGGCCGCACAACATCGTCGTTGCCTGGCAGGTTTTTTCCGATCACGTTAGCGATGCACCAGGTCATGATTGGGTTGCCGTCATGATGGAACCTACCGGCGGTGATGGCCGCCTCCAGCTCCTTCATTGGGTCCGACATGTTGGTGTAGTTCTGTGTGATGGTGATCGGATTGAATCCTTCATCATCAAGATCGTGGCTGAGACCTGTAGCTCCATGGGGGTCAATCGGCGACTCGCGCAAAGGCGCGTGGTGATTCGCCTCCTTGGTGTCCTCAAGGATTTCGCGATAATCGATTTCAGCACCGTCGGTTACGTCCAAATGTTTGGAGTTGATCCAGGCCTGAAACCGCTCGGACATGCGCTTGTTATCACTGTCATAAGCGGTGTCGTATGGCACCCAGAACTTCGGCGCGACACTGTAGTAGTGAATTTTTCCATCGATGACTCGCCAGAACAGCCGTGCCCGAGAGTTCATGTCTAACTTTCGCGCCAAGTCGAAGCCGGCATTCCACTCCTGTCCCTCGAACTGCTCAAGAGTGAGGGTGGTGTCCTCGCAAGATTTCCAATCCTCCATATTGAAGAACCCGGACTTGGCACTCACCCAAAGGTTGAGGTGCTTCGTTTTGAACGTGTTCGTAAAGCGTGCCGAGCGAATGGCTCGGGCTTGCTGGCTCTCCAGATACTCTTGGAACACAGACACCCCATGGTTGGGGTTCGCCTTCGCCAGCATCTTCGGATCGGTCCAGTCGTCGCCGTCGTCGAGGGTCCATATCCAACCGAACAACTCTTCGTCCGGCACGGTGCCTTCCAGCATCTCGATAACCTGGCGCCGCTTGTCATAGCACGGGCCTTCAATATCGGCACCGGCGGTGGTGATGATGAACATCAGCGGCTGACGCCGGGCCCCCATACCGGTGAGCATCGTGTCGTACTGGGCTGATGTTGGGTGTTCGTGGTATTCATCCACGATCGCGCAGCTGGGTGAAGCACCGTCGCCCGGGTTGCCAATCAGAGGTTCGAAGCGGCTGAAGTCAGACGGGATGTTCATGTTCGAGGCGTTGACCTCGATGCCGGCAGCCTCTATTAAGTGCGGCGACTTGCTGACCATCAGTTTGGCAGGGCGAAAAACTTCCCACGCCTGTTTCTCCGTGGTGGCACCTGAGTAAACCTCGGCGCCGAACTCTCCGTCAGCCACGAACATGCTGATGCCGACACCGCCGGCCACGACGGACTTACCGTTCTTGCGAGGCACTTCCCAGTAGCTTTCGCGGAAGCGCCTGTGCCCGCCCTTCTTCTTAACCCAGCCAAAGGTGACGGCCAGGCCGAACAACTGCCACGGTTCCAGGGTGATGAGCTGCCGTTTGAAGGCCCACTCGCCTTTGGTATGGGGCAGCAGCTGAATCAGCTTTAACTTTTTCTCGGCTTTGACCGGGTCGAACTTGAATCGGAAGCCGCGTTTTCGACTGGCGGCCAGGTCGTCGAAGTGCCGTTGCACCGCCTGATGGATATACCGGCACGCTGGAACCTTGCCGCGTAGCACGGAACGCCCCCACGCCATTGCCTTGTCGACATTGGCATGCAGGGCTTTGGTCATCAGGAACTCAGTAGTTTGGCGAACTCATTGGTGGAGGACTGCTTGTTGCCGCCGATTATTCGTGTCCGGCTGGCCGGGTCGAGGCCAAGTAGGGAGCCGAAGGTCACCAACTGACGCATGGATTCATTCGCTGCGGTGAGTGCGGGGTTCTTCATCGGGCTGCCTTGGGACGACTCGACTACGATGCCGAACTTCTGGACCGCTTCTTCTGACATCCGCCACTTGTCATAGGCGGTGCAGAACGCTTCAACGTTGTGCAGATCGGTCAGCGCAACAACTTTTTCCCGGAGTAATTCAGGGATAAGCATCTTCCACATGGTGGCGGCGCGCTCGCTTAGCCACTCAGGTGGATCAATATTTGTGACGGTGGTGAACTGAGGCTCATCATTGTTGAGCGCCCGCTTTCCGGGGTTCCCAGCAAGTTTCTTCTGAGCCGTCGGCTTGGGTTTGCGACCACGGCCGGCGACCGTGGCGGTGCCTCCCATCGCGCAACTCCTGAATTTTTAATTTCGCGGGTGTAAGAAAACGATTGGGCGGACGGTCTAGAAGCAAAAAGCTCCAGAGTTTCGACCCTCCCCCTCGGGCCTGCGACGTGCCACAACGGGGAATTGGCGTGCTTCAATGCGAACGAAGCACGCGACTGACGTGCCTCATACCCTGCCTTGACCGGCCCGAGCATTGCCCCAGCCGCCGTCCTCGCGGGCGGTCTTTGAGCTGTGGCAGCTATGGCAGAGCGACTGCCAGTTGCTCCTGTTCCAGAACAAGGCCATGTCACCCTTGTGAGGGATGATGTGATCTACGTCAGTAGCCGCGACAACCTCGCCGCGACGGTCGTGCTCAGCACACAGAGGATGCTTGGCAAGGAAGCCCTTGCTTGCCTTCTGCCACTTGTATCCATAGCCACGCTGGGTACTGCTCTCGCGCTGCGCTTCAACTCGCTTTGCGGCAGCTGCCTTCGCGAGGTCGGCATGGTCATCGCAGTAACGTGCATTGCGGGTCAGCGCCCTGCAGCCAAGCGCGGTGCATGGCTTATTGGGCCGTTGGGGCATGGTCAATCCACCTGAACAATCCGAGCGACATTGCCTCGGGCGCGCCAGACCAGAACAGCGGCCAGGCCATAAAAGGCTGTGTTAAACCATGATGCGTCGGCGAACTCGCCTTCAAGCACCATGCGACCTATCAAGCTCACGCACTGCATGCCAGTGACGGCACACGCAGCCCACGCGATGAGCGATATCGACAGCTTGTATCGGGAATTCGGATACGGGCTGTAGCGCAACCCGATCATGGTGAAGATGACCGCACACAGTGCGGCCTGGATGACAGCAGCCATTT